TATATAGTATAAATGCTACCGCGTTCTAAATTATTTTATATTTTTGCAATACCAACGTCTTTATTTGCTGGTATTGGATATGCACATAGTGTTAATTTTCCTCCATATCTTTGGGCAAGAGAAAATTTATCTAAATTAAAATTAAAATTTAAGAATGGACCCCCGCCATCATTTGATTAAATATAATAATTAATTTATATTATTAATAATTTTATTACTAATATAAAAACAATTTACTTATTAGCTAATTTATTTTTAAAGTACTTAGTTAAGGTACTTAGTTAGAGTAGGCAAGACCACCCATACCACTCATGACACGGAGGACGTTGTAGTTAGTAGCATAGACACGAACCTTGGCGGTGTTGGTGCCTTCAACAGTAGCGTTAGAAAGAACGAGCTGGAGGGTAGCATTGTCAATACGCGAGAAGTTGCAAGAGCCAGAAGGTTGGTGTTCTTCAGGGCGTAAAGCAAACGAGTATACATTAATACCAGTATCAGGGGCACGAGTGTGGTGTTGATATGGCTGGACAAGATCAAAGTAAGTACCTTCACGCTCAGAGAAGCGGTCTTGGCCATTAAGTTGGAGCTTAGCAGTGACAACTGGATTCTCACCCCAGCAGTGCATGTCAAGGGCAGTCTCAGCAAGAACAAAAGTACCGGCATCAGAAACACCAGAGTTTTGTTGGTCATCAGAACCAAGATTTACAGCATTATAACTGTAGCTGGTAGAGTTATTACCGGCACTGTCGGTGTTCCACCATTTATCAGTATCAACGTCAACGGCACCAGCATCTTTGAAAAGTCCTTCTTCAGTAATGAAAGCATTTTCATTTTTAGAAACAGATTGAGGACCACCAAAAGCATGAACAGCATTAGGCAAGGCATCTACGGCATCAGTGTAGTTGAAAGGCTGAGCACCAAGAGCTTTGTAGAGTGTTTGTCCACATTCCCATGATGAGCAATAGTCTACATTAGCATCAGGTTGTACAACCCAGACTAACTCTTTGCATGGGTGGTTGAAATTGAGCTTAATTTTATTGGAAGAAGAACCAACAGATTCATCACCAGTAAATTGCAATTGCTCAATCAAGTACTCATGAGGGTTTTGGGCCATACGTCTGCGCTCATCGGTATCAAGGAAAACGTAATCAACATAGAGTGAAGCAGCAACAAGTGATTGGTTGTAGGCTTGAGAAACCTTAAGAGGTCCAGTTTCTTGTTCACAATGAAGGTTGGTAACAGCCCACAAGCACTCATCAACAGTACGGAGATCAAGATTAATCTTGACTTCGTGGTATTGAAGAGCAATAAGAGGTAAGGCCAAACCGGGGTTACGGCAGTACCAGAATTGAAGAGGAACGTAAAGGGTAGTTTCAGGTAAAGCATTGCGAGGGGCACAAACCTGGCGAGGAGCGTTAGAATCACAAGGACCATCGACATCGGCGAATGTGGGGTCTGTGATATAAGTTAATTGAGTAGTGTTACCAACCATCTTGTAGTATCCACGTTGTTGCTCGGATGTAAGAGTAAGTTGATTCCAAATGTGCATCCAGTCACCATATTGGCGATCAATGCGTTGGCCACCAATTTCAACTTCAACTTGGGCGATCATTTGCTCGCCAGGGAAATCAAGCCAACGGGCATATACACCTTCGTTAACACCACGTTTTTGTGAATCTGCAAATTTAGGATTTAAGTTTTGATTAATCTCAGGTAAAGTTACCTGGAAATAAGTTCTGTAAGCTAAATCACCATTTCTAGAAACAGTGCAAGTTACACGTCTGCCAAAATCAGCTTGTCCATTGAATGTTTGTTCAATGCTTTCCATGGCAAAGTTAGTGTGGCGTCTATAAGTGACCTTCCAGAAAGTAATTTGAGGGTTACCAGTAAGATATACATCTTGGGCACCGTAGGCTACGAGTTGCATAAGTCCTCCTCCCATTTTATAATATTGCTAAAGAAAAAAAATTATAAAACTTATACACAAATTAATTTAATTTAACTATTCTAGTATTTTTTCTATATCTAAATTTTCTTCTAAGAAGTTATTAAGGTAAGAATCTAAATAAATTTCTTTTTCACCCTTATGATTTTTGTGAAATATATAACTTTCATTCTTTTTTTTAACTGACCAACCTGAATTTAAAGCATTCATTATTAATACCATTTTTTGCAATGTTATATCGTCTATTTTAATATCAGTATTATTAATACCTCTAGGTTCCATTTGCAAAATAAAAATATAATTTATATTTTATTTTAACTTATTTTAATTACTCCGCTTTATAAATATATAAAAAAATAACAATAAAAATATTATACAAAAATGCCATCATTTAAACCAAAGGCTATAAAAAAATTACCAATTGTAAATAATACAGCATCTACATTAGATTCAACCCATGATTCTAAATTAGAAGAATTCAATAAAAATGAAAATGAAATAATACCTAAATTAAAAAAAGAAAAGGAACAATTAATAGAACTTTTTAATAAAACCTTAATTATAGATGAAAAGTTAAATATTAAAGATAAAATAAAAAAAATAACATGTCAAATAAAAACATTAAAGCAAAAGAAAAAAAATTATTATTTAACAAATTCAAATATAATATTTAATTATTTTGAAAATAAAAAAAAAATTTCTGAAGGAGAAACAAACACTAAATCATTAGATAAATTTTTTAAGATTAACAACAAAAAATCAGAAAACAATAATAATGAAATGCAAAAAAATATACAACAATATATGTACAATAATAATGAAATTGTTAAAATAGATAATTATATCGTTTCTAATGATATTTGTAGTTATTGTAATATAGGTGAATTAATACCAATAGATTACGAAGGTAGATTAGTTTGTAATAATTGTTCAAAAAGTGTTGAATATCTAATTGAAGGTGAAAAACCTTCTTATAAAGAACCTCCTAAAGAAGTTTGCTTTTATGCATACAAAAGAATTAATCATTTTAGAGAAATATTAGCTCAATTTCAAGCAAAAGAAACAACACAAATTCCAGATAATGTATTAGAAGATATTATTACACAAATTAAAAAAGAGCGAATAGATATTTCACAAATTACAAATAAAAAAGCAAAAGAAATTCTAAAAAAACTAGGGCATAATAAATATTATGAACATATACCTTTTATTAAAGATAAATTAGGAATTAAACCTCCTGTAATGTCACAAGAGTTAGAAGAAACACTTTGTAATTTATTTATGGAAATTCAAGGTCCATATGCAAAATATTGTCCTGATGATCGTGTTAATTTTTTAAATTATTATTATACTGTTTATAAATTATGTGAATTATTAAATAAACCAGAATTTTTACCTTACTTTCCTATGTTAAAAGATAGAGAAAAACGCATTGAACAAGACGAGATATGGAAACAAATATGCAAAGAGTTAAATTGGGAATTTATACCTACAATATAATTTATATTATAATTTATATTATAATAAAAATATAATATAAATGTTAAAACTTTTTGATTTTAAATTACCTACCTTTATAGAAATAACTTCTATATTTATACTTTTAACAGCATTCGTATTTTATGGAAACAACCGCATTGATAAATTTTTATTTATACTTTATTATATTACTCTTATTATAATTGATTGGCATAATGATAAAAAAGTAAATATATATTTTTTTATAACAAGATCCGTAATTATAGGATTTTTTATATATGACTTTTATTTATTATTTAATATTATTTAGTTAATCAGGTAAATACAATTGTTTTTAAATAATTATTTAAATATGTAAAATAAATAATTATTTTAAATAAAAATTTTAATCTATAATTTAAAGTCTAGGAAATCCAACAAGATTAGCACCAATACCAAAACCAGCACCAGATCTAGCTTGAACTGCTAAACTAGGCAAGTAAGTATCTAAGATACTAAATGTTGCTGCGGCAGTAAGAGCAATCAAAGCAACTTCATCCATTTTTAATGATTTCTTGGGGATTGCATAAGCGGCAATAGCTACCATAAGACCTTCGACAAGATATTTAATAGCTCTCTTGACTAATTCACCTAAATCTACGCCAACCATATTATAATAAATAAAAAGAAAAAAATAATTATATTGTTAAAAAACTTAAAATGATTTATTTAATAATATTTATAAATGTCAGAAAATAATTACGAACCTAGATTCAATAAAGATGGAACTAATAATCCTAAATATGTTGATTTACTTGAAGAAGATAAGCCAATCGCTGGACAAAAATTTTGTTGTATTTCTTTTGTTTCTCCAGAAAAGATTTTAAAACAAAAAGAGTTATATTTTTTTGAAAAATTCCTAAACAATTGGGAATTTTCTAAGTCAACTCAAAAATATCAACAATTTTTAAATTTCTTATCTTACAAATATGGAATTAATTTTGATGATTTAATGAAAGACTTTGAAGAATTTAATAAAGACCAATTAAAGTTACTAAAAGAAAGTACTATAAGTGATGATTATAAAACATATTTAGATCATCATGAAGAAGAATTAGAGAATGACTTTTCAGTTGTAAATTCCTTTCAAACACATACACGTGGTATTAAGGTAAGAGGAACTTTTCCTACACAAGAAGAAGCTGAGCTTAGATGCAAAATGTTGCGTGAATTAGATCCTAGCCATGATGTTTTTGTAGGGCCAGTTGGTTTATGGATGCCATGGGACCCTGAATCTTATAAAACAGGTCGCGTGGAACATCTTGAAGAAGAATTAAATGAATTAATGCATGAGAAGAAAAAGAATGAAGCTAAGGCTAAAGAAGAATTTGACAAACGAGTTAAAGAAGCTAAACAAAAAGCAATTGAAGAAAACAAAAAAATTGCAGCTGAATCTGGAAATAAATTAACGCAAAATATAACAGAAGATGGACAGTTAGTAAATGTAAAGGATATGAATACGATGGAAAATAAATTTGATAATAAACAAGAAGTGTCTGTTGCTGATATTCGTAAAGAATTATTTGAAGGTGATAATGTTGTTATGACTAAAGATACAGACCATGGATTAAGTAACTTAAAATTAAGTGGTAGCGAAGAGGTAAAGAGTGAACCTTCTGAAAAAGAAACAGATGTAGTTAATAAAGTAGAAAGCCCAACTAGAGTAAATGAAAAAAGTTCTGATCAAGATGTAACACCAGAATTAGTAAATGAAACTAAACCTAAACGTAAAAATCATAGAGGTCGTAAACTACCATTTGGCAAAAATAAATAAATTTATTTTTATATTTACTACTTGTATCTTGATTTAAAAATCTTATAATTTCATTTTTTATTTATTTAAAAAAAATGAAATGAAAATATGTAAGGAAATATATAATAAAGAAATGAGTGAAAACAATATCCTACATGCTAACAATTGGAGTGATATGTTTAAGGATATTATTAATAATTATTCTCAGAGTCAATCAGATTATTATAAAAATAATTCAGAA